TGCCAGGTAGTAATAATGACTTGAGAGTCCGTCTCTCTTTCTCTACCAGCGTATATCTTGTGGCAAAATGAACCAACGTCCCATCCGTAATCCGCAAAGTCTTTATACATTTGCTCTACTAGCGAAGTCGTCGGAACAACTATCAGAGTATTTTTTCCTGTCTCAACAAAATATCTCACAATCGAATATATCATCAGAGACTTTCCTGATGCAGTTGGAGATATCAACAACTTTCTATTATGCCTTAGAGCGTCGTATACTCCCTCTATTTGATAATCTCTAGGTTTATGCCTAGAAATGGCTGTCATATAGTCTTTAACGCCTTCTTTTGAGATGTTTTCATTAACCTCAAAAGGAGTTCCATAATATTTGTTTGCTAAAAATTCATAAGTATATCCATGATCTTTACAGAACTGAACTACTTTATCTAATAATCCAACATATATTTCTTTCGTATTAATATTAAAAAGTCTTATCTTACCATCCCAAAATTTCTTTTTATAAGCTGGAGAAAATTTTGCACCAGGTACTTCAAAAGTAAATTGGTCTGCTAATTCATAGTAAATATGCACCTCAGCTTCTACATGAAGATAGACTTCACTCTTCTTTGATATAACCAAATGTGACATAACATAATGTTCATTTGGAAATATTTATCACCCAAATCCTGCTTGAAATTTATGCCATTCAATGGCATTTTTGATTTGATAGGTACGGTTAGATACGGTTTTAATAATTTCTTCTAGGAATTTTAGAGTAGAATCATAATATCTTATCTTAAGATCAACCTTTGTCAATCTTTCATCAGCATCTAAATGCCTTTGTATGGCATCCTTTTCCCTAACTTTATATGGAAATGGTTCTTCAGCATAAACCTCTGGTTCTGCTTTTCCAGTATAATAATTATATCTTTCTAACCTTATTTTATTGTATTGTTCTTTTGCTTTTTCACGTAGTAAAGTAATTGTATTATAAAGAGTATAATACTTAGAATGTAATTGAGGAATTTTTAATGATTCATCATGTAAGTTATCAGGATCAATGACAGCATCACGCTCCCACATCTCCTGAATTTGGTCAAGATTCATAGTCTAGTTCTACCGTTTGCTCCTACTATAGTGTATAAAGTATATTTGAATGTTACTTCTGCTGTAAAGTAATTAATATCAGTATCCGTTGCTTCAAACTCCAATGAAGATAATGATGTTGGAAACATATCATTAAATTTTACAATAGCAACATCTCTATAATTGCTATTTAAAATATGTAAAGCACCATCACTGAATGCTTCTGCAGGCTGTCTTTGCTTATCAGAATCTGTAGTCAAATCCTTATATTCTTTTGGAGTTTCTGGATAACCTAACCCAGTTAACCAATTATGAATAGACATATAATTCTGAAGTTCTTCATCAACTAAGAATCTTAATGCAAAATCACCATATTGTAATTTATCACCAGGTACATCAATATCTTTCAAGTAACTTGGTTGTATTGCTGTTCCTAAAATAATTTCAGGTATTCTAGCAGAATTACAAAAAAAATCTACTTTAGGTGTTTTTGTTATAGTAAATTTAAATCCTATTGGAGATAAGAAATTTCTATTTTGTATTTGATTTGCAAATGCATTTCTAGTCATTCTTAACCTCCGTTGCCTCCTCCACCATTTCCACCGTTGCCGTTACCACCATTTCCGTTCCCATGGCTACCATTACTATGCCCATTACCATTAGAACCGTTCTTTTTACCATTCCCATTTTTACCATCCTCATCAGGTTCAAGTGTAGCACCTCTACCTACATGAAATCCACGAGGTGGTAATACACATTTTTTACCATCATAATATTTACCAGGAGGACACCTTTTTTCAGCTGCCTCTTCAATAAATCTGTCGAAATCTTTCATTAGTCAATAATAAGATTAAACCATTGTTCACTCATACCCATAATGATTTTATCTGCAGATTCTTGATCTTCAGCATATCCTTCATCTATGAGATGTTCTACTATTTTAGCATGTCTGTCAACTGCCTCTTGATGTTCTTTTGGAGTAGGTTTCATGGTAATACTACTTTTATTTGTATTTATTCACTTACAACAGTTGAATTTTTCCACCATGATGGCTGATATGTTATTCCTTCTGGTGAAGTATAAGTTGTTGCTTTTTGGGCATCTGCATCTGCTTGATTAGAATAAATTTTTCTTTTAGAAAAATCATTAGACCAAGCATCATCTCCAGTATAATATTCGGTTCCATCTGTTGGTATTGCAGAACCCAAAATACTTGTTTTTTTAATGTGATATGGCATAATAGAACACAGGTCTCCAAAAATATTTAGATAAAAAAAGAGGACTCCGTAGAGTCCTCTTGATGAATAAAGGAAATATATCCTTTCTTTTTACATGAGGTTAAGAACCTTAACACGTCTGTAGTACTTGTTAGAGTTTCTCTTGATTCTACCAAGTCCTTCAGTTGCACCTTCAGCAAATGGGTTTGCGACGATACCGTAACGAGTCTTAAACCCGATTTTTGGTTGGAATGTATTCTCACCAACTGCACGAACCATCTGTAGTGGAACATATGGGCAGTAGAAGAGTCCAGCGTCATAAGGTGAAGAACCTTTATAACCTGCAACATAGTACTGATCAGTAGCAACGTTAGCAGCATAAGGGTCGATGTACACTTTGTACTTACCTTGTAGAGTACCAGCAAATGTGTTACCAGTATCATCAACATTAAGGTTAGCATTAAGTGCAGGTGTGTAATCAAGAACACCAGCCATTGTTAGGGCACTAGCAACGTCTGCAGAGCAGAGGATAGTGTTACCCTTTCCACGACGAGTTTGCTGTGCGATAGCGTTAGCATCTCTTTCCATCTGGAATATGAGACCCTTGAACTTCTCAACAGACCATCTACCATTGGAGTCGATGTCTAAATCGAATGTTCCAGTAGTAGCAGTGTTTGTTTGAGCACCAGGAACTGCAACATTATAGATTGTACGAATGACTTCCCTGTTAATTTCAGCAAGGATTTCAGTCGAAAGAATGTTAGCAAGTTCTGCTTCAGCATTCAATCCGTGGATTGCTTTTAAGTCTTGAGCAAGCTCTAATGAGTACTCAGCCTTTAGGGCACGAGACTTAGCAGTAACGGTGACTTTCTCGATTGAGAATGCCATTTCGTTGAAGGCATTATCTGTACCGAGTGCTTCTGCATTACCCGTGGTCATACCCTGACCAACGTTGTAGTCAGAATGATCTGTAGGAGATGCACCACCGTCTAGTGCTGATGGGTTATGACCCTGTTGTAATGTAGTACCAATACCAACAGAAGACTGCTGAGAACCAGCAACATACATACCAGCATCAACTTCTGCACTAGTGTATCCAACACCAACACCAGAGAATGCTGAGTTTGCTTCGTTGTAGAATGCTTCTGTATCCGTTTGATTGGTATAGCGAGAACGCATTGCAAAGATAAGTCCAGTAGGACCACTCATTGGTTGAACACCAGCTAGGTCATATGCGACCAAGTTTGGCATTGAACGACGAATCAGGCTGATAAGCACTGGATCGAAGTTGTCGATTGCAGAACCTGTAGAGTTAGTAGGTGCTGCTTCACTAAGGAATTCTTTTTCCTCTTTTAAAGTTTTTTCTTGATTTTCCAGAAGAACTGCGGTAACCATTCTACGATGATTATCCTTGATACTATCCATGCCTTCATGGTCTAGGATAGGTGCCCACTTCTCCTGCAGATGATCAGAATTGATCGATTGCATTTGTTTTACCTTTTTAAAAATTTAGTTTGATCTATAATATAAAAATCATTTTTTAGAGACTCTTCCCATTGTCGCTAGGTAGGTTTCCATAAGACTTGAAGTTGCCTTAGGTGCCTTTTCCATACCTTCGGAGATGGTTTCAGTGTGAGATCTCTTAACACCAGACTCTTTGAAATATGATTCCTTAAGAGTTTCTAGTTTTTCACGGTACTTTTCTTCACTATCAAACTCAACATTTTCGGCAAGAGAAGCAAGTTTTTCCTTTTGGGAAAGTGCTAGTCCTTCAGATACATCTGCTAAGATAACATCTGCAGAAGACTCAGCTAATCTCTTATTTAGAGCAACATTATTCTTTATTTGCTCGTTGAGTTTATCTTCCATTTCATCAAGTTTTTCTACCATACTATGGAGAACATCATATTTTTCTTCAGGGATTGTTACATAATGATCTTCAAAAAGACCTTTCATTCCATTTAAGAATGATTCAGTCATTTCTGTCTTAAGTCCTTGTTCTACTGCAAGTGCGTTATCTTCTAACCACTCTTCAGCAACATATTCGAGATAAGCATCTGCTCTATCAGTAATTTCTTCCTTGATAGAAGCAACCTGTTCGATTAATGATTGCTCATACTCGTTCTTAAGTTCTTCTTTGATTTCTGAAACCTTAGACTTAATTGCGGCTTCAAAAATTGTCCTTGCCTTTGCTTGGAACTCTTCAGAAAGTTCTTCGCCTTCGATGAGAGCATTAATGTCTTCATCAACATTAACTTCTACTGCATCTTCGACAACTACTTCTTCTTCTGTAGTTTCTTCTTCTGAAACCACTTCCTCTTCAGTAGTAGGCTCTTCGGCAACAATTTCCTCTTCAGTAGTAGGTTCTTCAGATACTACCTGATCTTCAGGTAATTCTTCTTCCTCTTTTACTGCTCCTTTAGCAAGTGTAGGCATAGGGTCTGCTTTACCAGCCTTCTTATTGACTACATCTCTTACTTGCTTAAGAGTTTTTCCAGGAACTGCTAATTTTGCTGAATCGTTATCAGGCTTATAGTTTTCTGGAGTAGGGCCACCTAGATCTTCAATAGCACCTTGGCCAGGAGTTGCACTACCAGGAGTGTTCTCTTGAGGGCCCTTGTGCATTGGATCACCAGGTGCAGCATTTTTAGTTACTACGTTTTCCATTTCTTGTAAATTGTTACCAACGGACATTTGTTAGATATTTTTAAATTAATCTGTATTTATTTATAGAACTTAAAGATTTGATAAAAAATCGTTAAACAAATTTATCTTATGTTCTTCAAGTGCTTTTTGACTAACTAGAGTATTAATTCTCTTTTTAGTCTCATCAACAAAGTGTTCACGAAGAATTCCTCCTTCCCAAATCCACTCTTTTCCTTCCATGATTCCATTAACAAAAGCATCAGGAGCTGAAGGATCAGCAACGATATCAGCAGCAGTTGCTAACTGAAAATCTTCACCAACAACCTTTATTCCATCCTTATCTTCTTTAAGTGATCCAATACCACGAGAAGAAACTCCAAGAGTTACACCTTCTGCAATAAGAGATTTTGCAATCTTACCCATAGGTGTTTCAAGTAGTTGTGCCTTACCAATAAAATTATTTCCTTCTTGTCTCAAAGAAGTAATTTTATGTGATACACGATCAAGGTTTACTGTTGGGCCATCTGGATGACCAAGTTCACCAACAGCACGACCTTTAGAAACAAAACTCTCATTATATCTGTCAACTTCTTTTGCAAGAGTTGTTACTGGATACATTCTTCCATTACGATTTTTTATTTCACCTTGAAGAAAAACACCTTCAATATACATTTTCTTTTTAGCACCTTTTCCTTCGGTGATAAACTTAACGCTTGAAATTTCTTCGGTAATGAGTTT